ACCCACCAGATCGTGCTGAATCGCGCCGCATCGACAATGCCCGGAGCGTCCAGCGTCACCTTGTTCGCGTTTGCGCCGGTTCCAACCGCCGCCGCGCCCAGCGCTTTCGCAATCAGCGCGGGAGACGTGCCAAGGCCAGTCGTAGAAATCGTGCAGTCCCAGCCGTCAAGGTGCTTAAGCTCCATCATGTTGTTGGGGCAGTTGTCAACATCCTCGCCCATGTCCGTAAACGTGGGCGTGGCCGTCACCTGAATGCCGCCAGTCGTGGCGCAGATGATATTCGCGTCCGTCACGGCGGGCGTGGCGGGGTCAAACGTGGTCAGCAGAACACCAGCGTCAAGCTGGAGTTCGTCAAAGGCATCTTCGGAGATAACGGTAAATTTTGCCATGTTAAATCCTCCTAATTAGTTTTAATCGGCTGGTCTGTCCGCTTTAATCAGCGGACAGATATTCAGCCATGAGATTTATATAAATACGCCGGACAGTATCATCTTCCTCTGCCATGCGTTGAGAAAAGGGAACGCCACGGACAATCCAGAGGTAGCCGCCCACATAGGGGATTGTAATGCCGCCAATGCCCAGCCTATGAGAGATTTCCTTGGCCTTAGCGGTGATTTCCTCCCATGAAGTGTCTTTACACCAGAGGTCGCCAGAAATGGGCACAGGTTCGTCTAAACTGGCTGTGGACACGGCGTAGGTGATATACTTCCCACCATACCGGGACATAGCATCATCGGGGACAGTGTTTTCGTCCCGTGCGGCCCAGCCAAAGCTCGACCAAAAAGCATGGAGGGCTTTTTCCTTGTCGCTGTAAATCATGTTAATCACCAGCCGGGACAAATTCTTCCGCAGTTACCACGCGCATATCAAGTCCGGCACTTCTTGGGGTCTTTTTGTCCTGACCGTCCGAAGTGACCCGGAAGATTTTACCATCAGACAAACGCTTGAAAACATCGTGATATTCAAGCGTTTTAATCCGTCTGGTTGTTACCGTGTACATGTCGGTTGCGCCCTGAGCCTGTGCAATCTTGGCCTGTATGGAAGCATTAAATTCAAATGCCGCCTGAAAACTTGCGCCCTCTGTCCACACGGTCTTTTCACCGCCGTAATCATCATCAATAACGGATTTATTGAGCATTACACAGGATTCCATTGCCTCAGATAAAAGGTCAATCATATTACGTTTAACCTCCTGTATCTGCTGAGGCGTGTCCCGAACTGACTCTGCCATCCATTCGCAACAACGGTGCCATTCGACCTTGATGCGTAACCTTTTGTGTAGCTATATCCGGCAAAACTCTCGCTCTGGTACGGCCCATTCAACACCTCGGCGTTTGCATCAGTCCATTCGCTGATTTCGGTTGCAAGGTTTACGAAATCGGGGGGAACATACATTTCCCAAATCGCACCAGTGAAAGTTTCGTCGTTTAGTTCCAGTTCGGAATCCTGATACTTGTACACACCGTTATTTAATGCGCTTCCAGTAATTCGGAAGAATTGTCCCGGAATAAGGAACGGGAGGTCTTGAATACTACCGTTTGCGATGGTATAAGTGCCGTCATGAATGTATTTTCCCGGATTTTTATAATCCTTCAAAAAATAGTTTCGCACATAACCGCAAATCTCGTCCATGCTAACCATGTTTCAAGACCTCCCTTTTTATCTTAATGCGGCGGGTTTACGGCTTTCTTGCCCCGGCTAACCGCTTTAAGGTTTGTTAGGCATTATTGACCGCCGCCGCCTTCGCCGCCCTCGGAGGACTGGCTCTCAGCCTGAACAGTGGCAATAAACAGGCTGTTGGGATTGTACAGCACAGGCATGAACAGGGCAGACGCCTTAGTCCACAGCACGGCAGGGTCGTTCTCCACCCACTGACTGATGTACACATAGTTGGAAGCGGCAGAGGCACTAACCTGCATCAGCCGGGACAGGTCAACTTCGGGGGAATCGCCCCACAGACCCATACCCATCAGGCCACCGGGAGTAGTAGCAAAGAACGTGACCACATTATCCGGGAAGTAGCGGGCAGTGGTAATGCTGGGACGGTCATTCTGACCGATGACAGCGGACGCACCGTAGGTCAAATCCTGTTCCACGATGGTGGTAATGCCGAACTCTTCCTCAAGGTAGGCATCCAGAGCGGTACGCCGCACAAGCGCACCAGCGCCGATAGCACCATTCACCGCAGTCTGGATGAGGTCGTTATTCCGCATCTTGGTCAGATTCTTGCGGCTGGTAATCATGCCGTTCAGGGTGATACCCTCAGCATTCGCCATGTCCACAATGGTCTGCAACTGGGTGGGAATGTCAGCGGTCTTAGACAGGTCAAGGGTCAGAGCGGTGTGGGCCGCAGGGACACCATAATCAACGGTCAGGTCAAGGTTGTTCTCCTTGATAGTGACCTTACCAGTCGCCATCAGTTCGTTCTTAGCAACCTTAGTACGGGTGACAACTTGGTCAGCCAGACGGATGCCGTCATTCAGGACGTAATCCATCATCTGCTGATTCTGGACACCCGCACGGGCCAGCGCACGAAGCCG